AACAAAAACGACGACGCGCCGGATTGTTTGGCGGGGTTGTCTATATTTATTCAATCAATGTTTAAAAATAATTTGTAAATAATGAAAAATTTTTATAGTAACTTTGTAATTAATAATTTTTTTTAATGGACACAAACTTTTTAGAGCGATTTTTTGGCGTTACATTTAATCAGACGGGTAGGTATATAGACCAAACGCGCCAAATGTTACCGATACAGTCGCAAATTTGGGGCAAAAAAGACGCAGTTTGGATTGACACAACGGACAGTTGGAGGCTATTTTTAGAAATTCCCGAACTCAGGACCGTAATAAATAAAAGGGCGTCGATGATGTCTACTAATATTCCTATTTTATACGATAAAGACGGCAACAAAATTGAGGAACATTGGTTAATTGATTTAATAGCGCACCCAAACGCAATACAAAGTTGGAGCGACGTTATATATAGTTTGTCAGTTCAGGACGCGTTATATAGCAATTCGTTCGCGTACGCGCCTGTTCGCTCGTTTGGAGTGCGAAATTTAATGGTCCCGTTACCCGCGTCAAAAGTTAAAATCCATACAACAGGAAAGCGTTTAAATTTTATGGATGCTGATGATTTAATCGACAAATTTACGTTTAGATATGACGACAACACGGACGAAAATATTCCATGGATTGATATGATTTATTTAACGACAGACGACGGCATGAACGTCGTTAAGCCCGTTAGTCGTATAGATACCTTAAAATATCCTTTATCAAATATACGCGCCCAATATCACAAAAGAAACGTATTATTAGAAAATATCGGAGCGATTGGAATTTTAAGCGCTCAGCAAAACGATTTAGGCGGTGCAATACCGATGACACCGGAGGAAAAAACAACGATTCAGCGCGATTGGTATAGAAGACAAAAAGACGAATTAATTATTACGGAGGCACAGGTTAATTGGCAACCGATGAGTTTTCCAACTAAGGACTTAATGCTATTCGAGGAATTAAGCGCCGACAAATTGGCAATAATTGATACGTATGGAATGAACGCTAATATTTTTAGCAGTGATAAAGGAAGCACGTTCGATAACGTAAGGGAAAGTATTAAAATGGTTTATCAAGATACTATAATACCGGAAACGCAGGCAATGTACGATTCATTAATGCACCAATTCGGACTCGATAAAGAGGGTTATTATTTAATAGCTGATTTTAGCCACTTGCCAATATTACAGGAAGACGAACAAGCAAACGCAAACACTTTAAGAACAAGAGTTGACGCGGTGGAAAAATTATTAAGTTTAGGATTAATAGATACGGACGAAGCAAAAATAATAATAGGATATGAAAAATAATATTTACAGCACAAAACAGGCAAGCGAAATAAAAGATTTAAACAGCGAAAAACGAGAGGTTGCAGTTTACTTGTCTATATTTGATAATCTAGATTCAGATAACGACGTAATAACAAAAGGCGCATTTTCAAAATCAATTTTGGAACGTGGTCCGGATTCAATTACAAACCGAAAAATTGCTTTTTTACGCCACCACGATTGGCAACAACCGATTGGAAAATTCCTAAGATTAGAAGAGGATGTAAAAGGATTATTTGCGGTTGCTCAGTTAGGACGCTCAACAATGGGCGAGGACGCATTTAAAGATTACGAGGACGGAATTATACGCGAGCATTCAATAGGTTTTCAATATATAAAAGACAAGGTTAATTTTATCGAGGATAAAAATTTAGACGGTGGAGGTTACCACCAAATAAACGAAGTGAAATTATTTGAAGGGTCCGCAGTAACTTTTGGATCAAACGAAGAAACAAACGTAATAGATGTTATTAAAAGCCAAAATAAAACGGATTACATTAATAAAATAACAAACGAATTAAACGTACAGGTTAAAGCGTTAAGCAACGGCAAAGGGTCGGACGAACGCCTGTACGAGATAGAAATGAAAATCAAATATCTAAATAGTCAATTAGTATTACTTGCCTTGTCGGAACCAATTGTAAAAAATTATTCCGTAATTAGCGAGCCAATTATAAAAGGCGAAAATTTATTTGATTGGAATAAAGTAGTAAATAATATTAATTTTAAAAACTTAAAAAAATGAGTGAAAATTTAACACCGGAACAAGCGGACATTATCGCGAACTTAACACCGGAACAAGTATTAGAAAGAATTAACGGTTTATTTGACGTAGCTATGGAAACAATGGCAACTGTTGAGCAGGTCGAAGAGTTAAAAAGCGCGGTTAATTCGCTTAAAAATTTGGATAAAAAAAATTCAGAAATGGAAAAAACAATTGCACGTTTTGAGGGAAAACTTGAAGCGATGAATTCGAAAGCGGTTCACAACGTAGAGGCTCCGAGCCGTTCGTTAGGTCAAGCGATGGTTAAAAGTTTTGCTAACAATCATAAGACAATTTTAGACACTATCGAGAAAGGACAAACTTTTAATTTAGACGTTAAAACGGATACCACTATTACAGGCGACTACACAGGAAATATTGCTTTGAGCGTATTGGATCCTGAAGTTAACCGTATTGCACGACCTACACGAAGAATTTTAGAAATTGCAAACGTAGGAACAACGACCTCAAAATTTGTAACTTATATTCAACAAACTACACAATCAACAGGCGCGTGGGTTGCTGAAGCGGTAGCAAAAGCACAGGGTCAAGTTCAATATCAAGAAGTTTCAGTTGAGGTTAAAAAAGTAGCGGCTACTTTAAAAGTTTCAAAAGAAATGATGAGCGATTTAGCGTTTGTTTCTTCTGAGGTTAATATCGAATTAATGGCGAACGTTGAGCAAAAAATTGATTATTCATTAATCAACGGTGCAGGCGGTACAGATTTAGTAGGTTTAGTTTCAACAGCGACTACGTGGGCGGCGGGTACTTTTGCGGGTACAATTACGCAACCAAACGTTAGCGATGTTATACGAGTTGGAAAAGCACAATCGGAGGCGTTGAATTTCTACCCTACGCACGTTGTTTTGCATCCGTCAGACGTTGCGGCGATTCAGTTAACAAAATCCACGACAGGCGAATATACCTACCCAATATTTTTACCGACAACGGGCGAAATGATGATCGCAGGTTTAATAATCGTTCAATCTAACAATATAACAGCGGGAACGTTTTTAATTGGTGATTATTCAAAAGCTAACGTTAAAATCCGTGAGGCGGTTAATATGTCAGTAGGATACGTTGACGATGATTTCCAACGAAACATGGTTACAATTCTATGCGAGGCTAGATTAGTTAACTATGTTAAAGCAAACGACACGGGCGCGTTTATTAAAGGAGTTTTCGCAACTTGTATTGCCGCACTTTAATTTAACAAACGATAAATTAGTCTAAAATGGAAAAGAAACCACGTAAGCGCAAAACTTTGGACGTTTCAATCGATACAAAAAATGTAGATGTTGAAATTCACAGAGACGAAAACGGTAAAATAAATGTAGATATTGACACGAAAAAAGTAGACGTTAAATTTGAAAAAGACGCCAACAAAAAAACGTTAGATATTGAAATTAACGACGATCAAACGTATCATTTTGTAAGCAATGGAGAAGCGCCAACGATGAAAAAGGGAACGATTTGGGAGGTTACCGGAGCGATGTTAAGGATATTTTTGAAAAAAGGATTAGGTAAACTTAAATAATATAACTATGTTTTTAACGCCCGCAGATTTTACAAATAAATACGAGTTACACACAGGAATTTACGACGTTGCAAAATTGCAATCGTATATTGATATTTACGAAGGGAGGTATTTACGCCAATTATTTGGATCCGTTTTATATACTGAATTTATTTCAGATTTAGACGCCAATAACGAGCCTAATAGCCCGAATTTTAAATACATATTTTTTCCATTTTATGAGGATGTAACTTTGTACCAAATGTTAGATTCAGCGGGCATTATAGAAATGTTAAAAGGGTTTATTTATTTTGAGTATTCAAAAGATTTACTTAATCAGATGACGCCGTACGGAAACGTTCGCCCAAAAGCCGAAAACAGTTCGGTTGTAAATACCTTGCAAACAATGATTTACGCACGTTATAACGAAGCTATTACGACTTACCGAGCAATTAGAAACTACATATTTTTAAATTTTAATTTGCCAACAAATCAAATAGTTTTTTTACAACAGCACCAAAACGGTATCGGTTATTCAAGCGGTAACAAATCTATTATAGTCGCTCAGGGTTGGTTAGTAGCGGGCGCGGTTGACGTTCCCGGCACAGGTTACCAAGTTGCTAATAATGTCCCCGTAACTCATAGTAATGGAGTTGGAGGCGCGATTAATATTTTGGATGTTGGAGTAAACGGGGAAATTTTAGATTTTGAAATTTCCAAGGGCGGTTACGGTTTTAATGTTGGAGGTAATAATTTATATCCAATTCAAACAGGCGGAATTAATGCAGTTTTAGAATTTACAACGTTAGGATTTTCAACGGGTGTAATTACAGGAAACGCGTTAATACAAGTAACAGCACAGCCAATTGGTACGATTCAAAGTGTTTCATTAATTTTTGGTGGGTCGGGAGGTTATGGAGTTGCGGCGGATTTACCATTAAATGGCGGTTCAGGTTTTGCGGGCTTAATTGATGTTTTAGCCGTAGACGGTAGCAATGTAGTTACAAACGTAGCTGTGGGTTCAAATGGAGGTGTTGCATATCAAGTTAATGATTTACCTACTATTCAAGGCGGTAATAACGACGCAATTGTTCAAGTTGACACAATAACGCAAGGCATTATAACAGGCATAAACACGAACCCACTAAACCAAACTTTAACAACGAGTTTTTCAATTGGGGACAGGGTAAGAATAACGGGAAATGGAAATAATGTAGATGCGGTTTATATAGTTACTTACGTCGGATTAGGTGAATTTAACACGTTTAACGGACAACCGAAAGGTTTTAATTATTGGATATGACAAAAGAAGTTTCGCAGTTAATTAAGGATATTGTTTTGGATATGAATAACACTATATTCGGAGTTTACGATTCTATTAATGTACGGACTAATATTTGTAACACTAAATGGGCGCGCGTAGGTAAAACAGTTACAAATTCAGCAGGCGACGAATACCGTATTACGGATATGTTAGTTGATGAGTGGATTAAAGTAACACCTATAACACCGAACGCGCCAATTTTAGAGGATTTAATAAATTTACCTTTGCCGTTTTGGATTACAGGAACGAAAATAGCTACCAATAGAGAATGGACAATTTCAGGAAAAAACGTAACAGAAAAAACGCCTATTATTTGGCTTTTACAAACGTTACGGATTACAAAGTATGGACGTGAAAACACGTTGGATTTTAATACTGATGTTAGATTATTTTTTTTAGACGAAACAAACGTATTAAATTATTATACCGAGGATCATTTGGATTTAGTTGTTTTTCCAATGGAGCGTTTAGTTTTGGAATTCTTGGATACCATAACACGGACGAGACAATATAAAACCGTTGAGGATTACGAAATAATAACTTTTAGCAGGTTCGGAGTTGAGCAAAACGAGGGGATGTTTAAAAACATTTTAGACGCTAATTTATCGGGCGTAGAATTAAGGATTAGGTTAGAAAAATACAAAGAAAATTGTAAATGTTAATTAATTTTAAAAAACAAAAAAAATGAGTGTAGGTTGTAATTGTAATGTTGGGTTATCGAACACCGGTAAACCAAATTGCGTACCCGTTCAATCGGTTACGTCAAAACTGATTTTGGTGCCGTTGGTATCAAATGCAGGAATAACAAATAAGATTGATTTAACAGCGCCTTTCGTGGTTCCTGTTTGGTCGTCTTTAATTAATCAAATAGACGCGAGTTTACGTTGGTATCCTTTGCCGAATTTTGAGAACGTAGAACTTGCAAAAGCGGATACAGTTTTTGAGGAAGCGAACAGCGGTAAAATGGCTTTTTTACGTCAAGGTAAAAGAAGTTTCGCAGGTGAGTTGTGGGCGTCAGATTCAACCCCTACTTTTTTAGGGAAATTGGCAAGTGGTCGTTGTGTTGAGTTCGGCGTTTATATCGTTGATGTAAACGGGTCTTTAATTGGTTCAAAAGTAGGTAACTACCTTTATCCAATAACCGTAGACAATCAAAGTTGGGATCCTAAATTTATGTTTGCAACCGATACAACGGTTCAGAAAATAATGTTAGGTTTTGATTTTGATCGTTTCTTTGACGAGTCGACAATGTACATGATCACAAGCGACGAAGCGGGACAGGATTTTAATGATCTTAACGGTTTAATTGATGTTAATTTAGACGTTACGGCTCAGGTTACTACGGCGTCAATTACGTTCGATGCAACGTTTGATTATGGAACGGCGGTTAATCCTTTGAGATTCAAAGGAGGAATTTTAGCGGATTTTGCTTTGTTTAATTTGTCAACAAACGCGCCTTTAGTACCAACGGCAGTTAGTGAAATTAACGACGGCGAATATACATTATTGGCTTCGTACGTTTCAGGTGATGACTATCGTTTGCGAGTTGTTAAAACAGGATTTACCGGAGAAACTACATTTTTAGCAGTGTAATTTTAGCGGTATTTTTAATAATTAAGGGGGGCAAATGTTCCCCTTTTTTGTTAATTAGCTAATTATATCAAATGCGTTTAAATATAGTTTTAAAGCGATTTAAGCAACTTTAATACTTTGCTTATAGATTATACATAAAAACGGAGATAATGGAAAATCCAATAAACATAAGGGTTTCAGAGGGTCAAAAATAATAAAATAAAAAAATGAAAAAACTTAAATTGCAAGTAAAAAAGTTGTTAAAATTCTTAAATTTTGTTGAGTTCGAAAAAATAAAATGTATGCAAAATTCGGGACGCGGATTTAATTAAAAACTAAAAAAATTATGGGCGCTGATTTTATGGACACGGTTTTAGGTGAAATTTTGTACACGTTCAAAGCGATGGAAAATAGAGTTTTTTGGGCGTATGTTTTAGACGACAAAAAATTTCAAGTTTGGACATTGGATTTAATTCGACAGGATCAATTATTTAAAGAGGGTCAAGACGGCGACGGAAATATTTTAGGTTATTACTCAGCGTACACAGAAGAAATAAACCCCGAAAAAAAAGCGGGTTCGCATTATACTTTGCACGACACCGGCGACTTTTACGAATCGATGATTTTTAATATATTTGTCGATTATATAGAAATTAACGCCGACCCAATTAAGACGGATAAAATAACAGGCGAGGAAACAAATTTATTTCAAAAATATGGCGAGGATATACTCAAACTTAACGAAGAAAATTTGGAATTATTTAAAAAAGAATTACTTAAAAAATATATTGAAACGGTCAAAATGTTATCACGATAGCATTCAAACAATACCTTTGTACAATTGGTTAAAATGTACGGAGGGAGAAATAAAATACGTTAGGCTTAATTTAGCAAAAGGAAGCGATTTAAGCGATGTTGAGGCGTGGCAAGTACTATTTGATGATTACATAAATAAACAGGGCTTAAACGCAACTTATTTAAAGATATTAAAGGCAATGAAAAAAAAGGCGTTGTTAGAATGCGATTTTGTAATTGAAAACGACAGATTTACGCTAACTTTGTTGGAAGTTGAAATTGAAACGTTAAAAATGTTGATGAATAATAACGGCGTTGGAATGTCAATAGAACAAAGTTTAATTCATTTAAGTAAATGGTTGGGAAGTTGGATTAACACAAAAAATATAACAGCGTCGGAATATTTCGATTTGGTAAAAGAGTTTGAACGTAGTAATAAAATGAACAATGGCAAAAAAAATTAGTGTAACGGATATATTTGAGGAAGCGGATATATTTTTAAAAATAAGAAAATCCGCGGAGGATACTATTATTACTTTAGGCAAAATGAAAGCCGAATTGTCGGAAAGCGCAAAGCTAGTAAAAGAGGGCGTTAAAAATTCAAGCGTTACAAACACGAAAGGAATACAGGAATTTACAAATTTTACTCAAAAGGCAAACCAATTACAAAGGGAGTCGATTGAAATACAGAAACAGGAAGCGCAGGCGAAAAAATTAGTTACGCAAGCGACAATGGAGGAAGTTAAATTAAAAAAACTTGCGGACGCCGAAGCACAAAAGCAAATCAACGCAAGCGCTAAAATTGCAAAAGCGTTGCAAAATGAGGCGAGCGTTTATAAACAACTTGAAAAAAATACAAGGGACTATAAAAACCAATCAAAAGAATTGGCGGCTACTTTATTACAAATGCGCGACAACGGGCAAAAGTCCACGGACACCTACGCAAAGTTAGAACAGCAATTTAGGGAGGTAACAATTGAAGCGCAAAAGGGCGACGCTGAATTAAAACGAATTGATAAAACAGTCGGTGATAATTTTAGAAACGTAGGAAATTACGAGGGCGCCATTAAGCCGTTAAAATTGCAATTAAGGGAATTAACCCAAGCAATGCAAAACATGAGTACAACGGACCCACGTTTTCAAGAGATGGCAAATAAAGCGGGTCAATTAAAGGATCAAATACAAGACACGGCAAGCGTAATTAAAAGCACGGCGGGTTCAGGGTTGGAAAATATGGCGGGTTCGATGGCAAAAGTAGGGCAAGTTGGGGTGGCGGCGTTTCAGGGCGTTCAATCTAGTATGGTTTTATTAGGAGTTGAGAACGAAGGCGTATTAAAGTCGATGCAAAGATTACAGGCGTTAGCGGGTTTAGGCGATGCGTTAAAGGTTTTAGGAGGCATAGGCGACACGGTAACAGAAATAAAGGCAGGATTTACGGCGGCTCTATCTAAAATGGGGTTACTAACAACAGCAACGACGGCTCAAACGGTTGCGCAGGCTACGAATACAGCAGTAAACGAAGCGGAGTTAGTAGTTAGTGAGGCGCAAAACGTAGTGGATTCACAACAGGCGGTTTTAAACGCTGAAGATTTAGCGCTAACAACAGCGCAAACAGGAGCGACAATCGTACAAACGGGGGCAACGGTTGCGCAAACAGCAGTAACAGAGGGGGCAACGGTGGCGCAAACGGGGTTAAATACAGCGATGAAATTAAACCCAATCGGTTTATTAATCGCGGGAGTTGTTGCATTAACGGCGGCGGTTGCCGGTTATTTATTATTTGCGAATAAAGAAACAAAAGCACAAAAAGAGGCAAAAGAGGCGGCGGTTGCGAGGGCGGAGGCACAAAAACAAACAACGGAAGGCGTAGCAAGGGAAAGCGCTGAGTTTGTAAATTTAATTTATCAATTAAAACAAACTAACGTAGACAGCAAAGAACGTAAAAAATTAATGGGCGAAATAAACCAAACTTACGGAACGACCTTAAAAAATCTAAGTGATGAAACAGCGTTTCAGGCTCAATTAAATTTAGCGATTCAAGATTATATTGCATACCAAAAAACACGTTTTAAAATGGAAGCGAATAAAGGTAAATTTCAGGAGTTATTAAAAAAGGAGGCGGCGATAATGGAAAAATTAAGTGCAATTGGAATACAGCAACAATCAATGCAAAAAGGAAGCGCGGCGTATAGTAAAATAGAATTTGGAATAAGAGCGCAAACAAATCTTGAACTTCAACAAATAAATAACGAGATGGCAGATTTAGCTAAAAACGATATGGATTTAAAAGGCGCTCAAGATAAATTAACAGACGGCGGAAAAAAATACGTTCCTGTTTTAAAAGAAGTAAAAAGTAATATTGATAAAAATACAAGTTCAACAGGCGCAGAAGTTTTAACGAATACTGAATTAATCGCAAAATTAAAAGAGTTACGAGAATTTAGGCAGGATCAAAACGTAAGCGAAGAACAATTATTAGCAAATAAATTAGCAAGGGACAAAGAAGATTTACAAAATATTTTTAACAAATCTAAAAAAGATAAGGAGGCAACGCAAGCGTTAATTGATGGAAAATTATTATTAGAGCAAAAATATTGGGACGACATTAAAGTAATAGAAGACAACGCCGACAAAACCCAACAACAAAGAATTGACAACGAAAAAAAACAAGAGGAAAAACGTTTAAATAATATTTCGGATTTAGAAGAAAAAGCGCGCGAAGAATACGACAGGGCAACAATGACAGCGCGTCAATTAGAGGAACGGGAAATTAACGATAAATATTTTTATTTAATTGCACAGGCGGAGCAGTACGGTTGGGACGTTGAAGCATTAAAAAGAAAACAAGCGGAGGCGTTGGCGGCGTTAGATAAAACGGAGGCGAAAACATCCATAAAAACGGAAAAGGAACGGCAGGCAGAAATTAAAAAAATGGTGCAACAAACAACCGAATTTTTTAATAAACAATCTGAGAAAAAAATCGCTAATTTAGATAAAGAAATTTCAGCAGGCGAGAAACAATTGGAAACTTTAAAAACGTTAGCGGATAACGGAAATATTAACGCAAAACAATCAATGGCGGAACAGCAAAGAATTATTGACGAGGGCAACAGGCAAAAATTAGCGGAACAAAAACGACAGGCAAGGATAAAATTAGCCGAAAGTGTTTATTCTACTTATTCGGCAAAAGTTGAGGCGGGCAGTAAAAACGCGCTATCCGACACGATTAAAGACACGGTTTTATTACAGCAATTTATTAGTAGTTTACCGGCGTTTGAAAAAGGAACCGAGGACACGGGGAAAAATGGTTTAGGAGTTGATGGACGGGGCGGTTTTCACGCGGTATTACACCCGAACGAAAGGGTGATTCCAAAAGGATTAAACGAACAAATCGGAAATTTGACAAACGAACAATTGGCAAAAGTCGCTCAGGAATACCAAAACGGAAAATCCATTAATGGCGGTTTACAAATTCAATCAAGTTTAGATTTTGCGCTATTAATGAACGAAGTTAAGGATCTAAAAAACGTAATGAAAAATAAGCCGGAAACAAATATTGAAATCGGCGAAATAACAGGCTCTTTAATGGAAATAGTACAAAGTACCAAACGAGGTAATAATATTACGTATAATCGCTTTAAAGTACGCAAATGAGACACTTTTTAAACGACATTGAAATAACACCACGGAACCGAAACGAAATAGGCGTAGTTTCTGATTTTTCAGGCAACCCCGACATATTAAGTTTGAATACAGAAAGCGTTATTTTACCACGGGAGGCGATGGATATAATTAAACAACATATTTTATCGGTTGGATTATTTGAGGGGCTGCCGTACAAAGTTGAGTTAGCGGGTAACGTTTCAATAAATTATTACGTGGATTTAACGAACGGCGTAAAGATACGACAACACGAAATAGAAGTTACTTTATTAAGACGAAAGGCAATTGAAACATTTAAAGTAAACGCAGACGGAACGAGTTTCGAGTTGATGTTAAGTAAAGGCGTAATTTTTAACACGAATAAAGTTCCGTATTTTATTATAAAAGACAATCAGGCGGAGTTAGCAATTACGTTAGCAATTTCGACTTATATAATGACTAAAGAATTAATACAGGCAACCGTTGAATTAACGACGGCAATAACTGATTTAATAAACGCGTCCGCTCCGATTCCCGGCTTGTCGCCTGTTGGTCCGACAGTTTCTTTTAATGTTTCAGCAATTGTAATAGCGAGTTTAAAAGTTGTCGCAAGGTTAGCGTATTTCGCGGCTATTTTAGTAGCGGTTATAAATTTAGCGACTCAATTATTTAGCTTATTATTTCCGCCAAAACGAAATTTATTAGGATGCAGTTTTTACGAGTTACTTGAAAAAAGTTGTAATTTTTTAGGCTATACTTTTGCGTCCGATTTATTGACAAACGACCCGTATTGGAATTTATGCCCCGTTCCATTAGTGAGGGGAAACCAATCTATTTTCGAAGAGGCTTTTAGTTCCTTTACGGGTTCATTTAATAAAGGGGTTCCGAGTTCGTCCGATACAACGCCAACGGTTGGGACGTTTATAGACGCCTGTTTAACGATGTTTAACGGGCAATTGATAGTAAGGAATGGCGAAGTACGTTTGGAGCGTAGAGATTGGCTTGCAAATCAAAGCACAAACGTAATTTTACCCTCGTTAAGTTTACAAAGTGAGCGCGACGACGAATTTTATTACAATACGGAGGATATTTGGAAGCGCTATTATATTAATTATGCCGTTGATTTTACAGATGTTCACACTTGCGAGGGCGATATGTATAAAATCCACGATTCAGAATACAGCACGGAGCCAAATTTTACGATTACAAACGCTGATTTAATAACGATTAAAGGATTAAACGAGGTAACTATTCCGTTTGCGTTGGCGGCTCGAAAAGATAAATTAAGTGTAATTGAATTATTAGCAAAAGGATTTTTTACTTTAGTTGATGGAGTTACAGGAATTTTTGGGGGCGGTACAAATTTCGCGCCTCAAATCGGAGAACGGAAAAAAGCAATGAAAATTAGCCAACAATATTTTTCAACTACTAAGGTTTTATACGCAAAATTAGGTCAATTTACAGCGGGTTCGTTGGTGCAAAGTGAAAGTTACGCCGCTAATTGCTCAGCGCACGCACTTTGGTTAAAATATCACTATATTAATCAAATTCAGGATTACGAGTTTATTATTAAAGAAAATTGCCGAGTTCGATTAAGTTCGCAAGATTTTGTAACTTTGTTGGATAATAATTTCGCAGATATTGACGGCGTTATTTCTGAAATTTTAAAAATTGAATGGATTGACGAAAAAAGTTTTGCGCAAATAACGTTTAAACAGCAAAATAATTGGGCAAGCGGAAAAGTAGTAACTAAGATAATAAACGAATAATGGACGAAGCGGAAAAATTAGCAAAAGAGTTGAAAAAATCGATTGAAAAATTGATTAAATTAAACGAAATGGCGTTATTAAAAGTAAGCAACGAACACGGCGATTTAGTTAAAAAGGCGTTTGATGACAATAAAAAATTGCTCGATGCAATTGATAAAAGAGATTTAGATTTAATCACGAAAATAGCAAAAGATTATGCCGGTACAAATCCAAACTAAACAATATTTAGACGTTTTCGGGACTTATTTAACTTATTATAAAGCAAACGCGGGCGACGAGCAAGATATTGAATTTACTTTAACGGAGTCGATAAGCGTACAAAGTTCAAATTCAGTTTTATTCAATTTGGATCCTGTTAATAATATTGTTACGTGGGTAGGTGGCGATTTTCAGGACGAAGGGTTTAGAGTTGGCGATTCCGTTACGTTTACTAAATACGCTTCAGGCGGTTCCGTTATTGCAACGTGGTTAACAACTGTAGCATCAGTTACAGGCGATCAATTAGACGTTTTAAGTATTCCCGTTTGGTACGATTTTACAGTTGGTGAAATAATGAGCATTTTTGTTAGGGGGCGAGCGCGTGAAGGATGCCGTTTAAATATTAATCACGTTCAAAACGGAACCACAGGAAACGCGTTTAGTTTAATCGATGGCGAAGTTACTACGTTTTTATTTGATTTACTTTTAGTAAGCCCCGTTACCGGTATTCAAGTAGGTAAAAGTTCGGGACAGTTTGCAATTAGGGCAACGTTAAATTTAACAGCGGTAACGCCTACGGTTCGCGATTATACACTAACTTTAAAAGTCGTTCAATCCGGCATTTATTCACAAGCTCCGTTTAATTTCGCCAATAGTTTAAAACTATACGTCCAAATGAATTGGCAAAGTTTAGTTGGAGAACCATACGCAAATTTAGCAACGATTATTTCCGATGATTCAAATAATGGTTGGTTCGATGAAGCATTTAATTTGGAATTAATAGATGCGAGTTTAGTTCAACCAATTAATTATATTGCTTATGATGTACCGACAAGCGGGCAATTTGTCGTTGATTCAGCGAGTTTAAATTATGGTTTTGGATCCTGCTATATTTCAGACGACGAGGCATATTATAAAAATCGTTATTATACTCAAAGCGAAATAGGTATGTTAATACCAACGTCGATTCCAACGGGACCGGCTTTTATTTCAAGTCTTAATGAGTTTGGAGCGGGTTACGATTTTTTAATTACAGGAATTACGACAGTTGGAACGATTCAAACAATAGATTTTACTTTTACGCCAAATGCTAATTTTGTAACTTTTATGCAAGCGCGACCCGAAACGGATCGTTTATTTTATGTTTGGGCAAGGTATGGAAACGTAAATTTATTGGTTTATCAAGATCAATTAATTACGCAACCTGCCGTTGGAGGTCCGTTAATTTTGCAAAATTCAGATTATTTTGATCATAGCGAAAACGTTATTACGGGGTCGGGTCTTGAGGTTGGATATAATGCAAACGTTGAAGACGATTTAGCTTTTTTTGGAAATTTTAGAATACCATTTAACGCGCTTTGTACTAATTTCACGGCAAAAATTGAGTCGTTTAATTCACTAACAAACGAGGCTTTTACTTTACAAAGCGTAACGTTTTTAATTGCAAATATTCCACAGGTTGCGGGAAAATATATTATAGGATTAACGGCGCCTGTATTCAATCAGTTTCAAACGACAAGTGAAAAACGAATTGCTATTTTAGAGTTGGATCCGTCAAACGATACCTTGACAGAATACGGCGTTAAAATTTATTTTCCGTTTTTATACAGGTGGGAATATTGGTTACCACAAATAAACGCGGACGCGGATTTTTTCCCGAATAATCAGACGAGAAATTGGGTTCCATACGGTAATCAATACCCGTGGTCTTTAAAATTAAATTTGCAGTTAATACAAGAAAATTTAGCCTTTAATTATATTGATAGTTTAAGAATTTTTGATTACGATAGCGACCCGAACGTTTTTCAAACAATTGAACTTTATATTGATTCAACAAATCAAAATGTCGGCGTTGTTGTTCAGGGGGGTTTAATGCGGGTAGTAGCAACTCACGAATTATTAGACGGCTCAAGTTGGGCAAATAATGTTTGGGGGCAAATTACAATTGAGCCTACGGAAAGCGCCCCGCGTTGGTGGTGTTCAACAGCGGTTAATTTTGACGGAAATTTACAAAATCCATTAAGCCCGTTGAGTGGTTTATTAATGGCGATAACTTACCCGACGCCGTCAATCGCGCGGATGGAATGTTTTTTCGATCCGAGTAAAATTAATTTACAAAATGGTTGTAAATTTACCACGAAAATAAAAGCCTGTATTACGCCGTTTTCACTTTTAGGAAAACAAATGACTACGGGAGGAAATAAACAAATGACAACAGGAGGAATAAAACAAATATCTTAATTATGGCAAACGAAATACACAATTACCCAATTAGTACGGCATTAATTGGCGATTTAGATTACTACGATACAGACCGTTGGAACGGTTTAGCGTACGAAAGCGCAAAAATTCAAGGCGTTGATTTAAAAAACGAATTAAAAACTTTTTTAGCAAAAGATAAAGGTTCTCTTTTTGATCTAACTACTCAAATTGCACCGGCAATTAATACGCCAACAGCAATGCAATTGAACAGCTACGATTCGTTCAGCACAGGCGTTACGGTTGTTAATGATAGTTTAGGAAACCCAACGGAAATAACAGTTGCTAAAACGGGCGTTTATGATTTACAATTTTCGGCACAAATCGAAAGGGGTTCGGGCGGTTCGGCAAAACAAATTTCTATTTGGTTGCGTAAAATGGGCGTCGATATAGCAAATTCAAATACTCATTTAACAGTTGTAGCAAATAGCGGGCGATTAGTTGCGGCGTGGAATTTTTTAGTAGATTTAACAGCAGGTCAAAACGTACAATTAATGTATTCAGTTGCTGACATATCAATTGAATTAAAATACCAAACAAACGACCTTTTGGTTCCGCATCCTGCAACGCCCTCAGTAATTGTAACAATGACAGAAATTTAAAATATGTGTGATTGTCTAAAAATAACGATAACTAACGGTCCCGATATTCAAGAAATAAACTTGCAAACGGATAGTATTGTAAACGGTCAAAATTCTTATTTTTTTACGTGGAACGGAACGGATTTTCGTTTATATTACGACCCAATTACGCTTGCGTGGTATATTGGAACTTTGCCGGATTATACAAATCCTTTAAATTGGGTTGCATCCTTAGACACGTCAAGCACTTGCCCCGACTCAATAGGTTTGTCGTTAGTATGGTTTTCGGTTTTTGGCATAGTACAATATTCAACGGAAGAAATAGATTGTTTTACTTGCGATGTTCAGGATCGTTTTTTACGCGAATATTCGGCAATAACTTTGCCTACGGATTTTGTCGAGCAAAACAGGGGCGCAGATGATTGTTGTTGCGAGTATTTAGTTTTAGGTTCGGCGGGTTCGGATACGTGGAAAAACGACAAAACGAGCGCGTGGATCAAATTAAGCGACCCGAGTGATATATTTACATTCGCGCTATATAAAAACGGCGTTATAACGTCTTATTTGCCGTTACCGGTGGCGTTTCCAAACGAACCCAATGCGTATTATACAACAATTAGTTGGATTGACGTTTTAAACAGCGACGGAATAGGATGTTATGAGTTAAAAATTGATTACGATATTTCGGGCGTAATTGGTTCCGTTAGTTGGGGAAAATATAACTTAAAGCCTTATTCAGTTGCAAACGCTCTAGGGACCGCGCGAGTTCGTGCCTTGTTTAATGGAATACAAGAAACCGAAGGAATAAATTTTAGTGGTTCAAACGTGGATTATTCGTTTAGATTTGCGGGTTTTATTGGTTCTCAGCAACCAAACACGGAAACGGATAATATTATTTACGGTAATAGAGAAATGAAGCGCGTAATTCGTGAAAATTTAAACACTTACGAAATAAATACGGATCCATTAACAGAATGTTTTATTCGTCCATTAATGACGTTATTTTTACTCAGTGAAAACGAATTATTTATTTCAGATTACAACGTATTTAATCACAGTTACAGATATTTAGATTTGCCTGTAATTGTAAACGAAAGCGCAGAAATTGAATATTACGATTTTAGCAGGAAAGCGAAATTAAAATGTAAAGTAGAGGATAAATTTAAGAACAAAAGAACGTATTACTAACGATAAAAAAAAGAAAAATGATTAAAAGACAAAATTTTAC